TTCTTTTTCTTTTTAAATCTTTTATTTCTTCTTTTTTTAATTTTCTATCACCATAGCCACCTGTTCTAGCCATAACTTCTTCTTGTGAATTTGCATAAGCTATTACATCATCACAAAACTTTGGTGTCAGTGCTGCAGGAAAATGCCAGTAGTAATTAGATATATTCATAAGTTATTGTTTGGACAAAGTTTAATGAATCTTTTTGATTGTTAGTTAGGTAATACATATTAGTTGATGGAAACATTATGAACATATTATTTTTAAGTTCTATATCCCAACTTCTTCCTTTACGTCTGTTATCTTCATAATGTATTCGAACATTACAGTCTTTTACTTTTACACCATATAATAATGTAAAGTCCGGAGAGTTTCGTAGATCTACTGGATCTATATTTAATAATGGAATTGTTGTTTCCTGGGGTTTGTAAATGTTACCCCACGTTTCTTTGTTAATTAAATTTACACCATACTCAAGACCAACGTGATCTCGCATATATGTATTTAACATATCCCAAGTTCGTGAAAATGGAAAATCTTTGTTTTGAATTACTGATTGTAAAATGTCGCCTGATAATTTATCTCGGTCAATATCCCAATCTTTAGGCATATCGACATCACCATAATATAGAGCTTGTTCTGTTAAAACTTTCTTCTGCATACCACCACCATTTTTAATTTATGCTTTTGAGTCTGTCAAGTCCCAAGTTGTATTTGCTTCATTCCAAACGTAAGACCACATATGAGTATTAGCTGTATTTTGTGATTCTTGTTCAGCTGTTAATGCTGGAGCATCACCGATTGGTGATTTCCAAGAAGCTGATGCATTATGTTTTACCCAAGATGCATATGGTTTTTTAGGCCAAAAGATTTGATCATCTTCGTCCCAAGTATAACCTATACCTGCGTAATTACCTCTAAAAGGTGTTCCACCATCTTTGTGAACGCCACCAGCTGTATTGTATGAAGTTTGAATCCACATTTGTGCAGGCCAATTATTATGTGTCTCTAAATATTGTTGTCCTACTGTTTCATCTTCAACGCCATCAGCGTTTAACATATCACCATTATTCAAAGTTAATACTTGAATAACTTTACTGTTAGCTCCTAGTTTTGCAAAATGTGCCATAATATTTCTCCTTATATCTTATTTTTAATTATCATTCAACTACTGAAATTTGTACCTTATAATAACAATTCCACTACCACCTGTTCCACCGCTTTTTACACCATTTGGAGAACAACCTCCAACAGAACCACCACCACCACCAGTGTTTGTTGTTCCATTTCCTGCTGGATTGTCATTTCCTGCAGTACCTCCACCTCCGGGACCCGGACTTCCTACTGAACCTAAACCATAAGAATTACCTCCAGCACCACCTCCACCTCTTGTTGTAGGTGTTCCATTAATTGAACTTGTTGCTCCAGCACCACCATTTCCACCTGATGAACCACTTCCAGCACCACCTGCAGCAGTTGCTCCACCACCGCCACCACCACCTTGAGCAGGGTTAGCTCCTCCTGCACCACCATTAGTTCCTTGAGCTGGAGTTGTAGCCGGTGTGTTTCCACAACCACCTGCTGGAGCTCCAGAACCAATACCTCCACCTCCACCACCAGAACCACCATTTCCTCCTGCACAAACTTCTTTAGCTCCTCTTCCACCACCTGCTGCTGCTATTGTTGAAAAAGTTGAATTAGATCCATTAGTACCAGGAGCAACTGGAGGAGAAGCAGCACCACCAGCACCACCTGCACCTACTGTTATTGGAAAAGCTGTTGCTGTAACTGTAATTCTATTTGGTGCACTTGGCTGACCATCTAAAGGACTTGCTGTATAGGGAGTGACTGGAGATTTTGTTTCTCTATAACCACCTGCTCCACCAGCTCCAGATGAAGTAGTAATACCTGATCCACCGCCACCACCGCCAGCAACCACTACATAAGATACTTCGTTATTTGCTGCACAAGCTCCAATATCTGATACTGTAAAAGTTCCTGGACCTGTAAATGTATGAATTTTGTCATTACCAGAAGTTGTTATTGTTCCACCTGTTGCAACTATATATGCGTTTCCTCTAACATTAGACGTTGAATCTATTACGTTAATCCATCCTTGTGTATCATCTATATATACAAAATAAGCTGACTGACCTTCTGTAGATAAAGCAACATCAGCGTTTGTACCACCTATTTTTTGTGAACCATTTGGTGAAACTGTTAAATTATTTGTTTGAAAAGTAGCTGCATAATCAGCTATTGCAAAAGAACTTCCTGCTGTTCCGGCAGGTAAGTTTGCTGTAAAAGCTCCGCCTGTTGTATTACAAAAATATCCCTCACCAGCAACTACAGTAAATGTAGATGTTTTAACTGTTGTATTCCAAGACACTTCACCTGTAGAACCAAAACCTGATGCAGTACCAGAATTTGATATGGATACACCAGCAGGAATTGTAAATGTATCACCTGTGTCCCCTAATGTCGTTGTGCCACACGCTGTTCGTGGACTAATTTTATTTACTTTTATTTCACTCATAATTTACCTATTGAAATTTGTACCTTATTATTACTATACCTGATCCACCTGCGCCACCTAAACCATTTCCACAAGAATTAGAAGGATAACCAGTTGATCCAGCTCCCCCTGCTCCTCCACTGTTGACTGTACCTGTTCCACCATTTGTTCCTGAATTATTAACACCAGTTCCACCTACACCACTAACGGGAGTTCCACCTCCACCTGGTCCACCATTAAATACAGGGAAAGACGATCCACCTCCACCTCCAGAATAATTTGTTGGAGTTCCTGAAATTGAACTTGTTGTTACAGCTCCACCAGGACCACCTCCGCAGGGAGTTGAATTACCACCTGCTCCACCAGCTCCACCACCGCCAGAACCATTAAATTGAACACAAGCATTTCCACCACCAGGATTTCCTTGTGATGGACTAACGGGAGGTTGATTTCCTGAACCTTCATTATCACCATAGGGACCAGCTCCACCACCAGAACCACCATTAGCAGATGGTGCAGGGTTAGTACCTGCACAAGCACCATTACCTCTTCCTCCGCCTGCAGAATTAATAGTTGAAAAAGTTGATGTGCTTCCTTGTGCTCCAGGATTTTCACCAGTAATTGGTCCACCTCCAGCTCCTCCTGCGCCTACTACTATTGGATAAGCTTGTGCTGTAACTGTCACTCTATTTGGTGAAGATGGGTAGCCATCTAAAGGACTTGCTGTATAAGGAGTTAAAGGACTTTTTACTTCTCTAAAACCTCCACCTCCACCACCTCCTGCGGCTCTTGATGCACCTCCACCACCACCTGCAACAACCGCATATGAAACTATATTTTCAGCTGCAGTTGATGAAGCATTACTAACTGTAAAAGTACCTGGTCCTGTAAAAGTGTGAATTTTACAGTTACCAGATGTTGTAATAGTTCCACCTGTTGCAATTAAAAAAGGATTTCCTGTTACATTTGATGTTGAGTCTTGAACGTTTTTCCAACCTTCTGTGTCATCAACATAAACAAAAGTAACTGATTGTCCTTCTGTGGTTAATAAGTTTGATGCTGCTATTCCACCTATTTTTTGTGAACCATTTGGTGCAATAGTCAAAGCATTTGTTTGAAATGTATTTGTGTAATCTACAACTGAAACAATATTACCTGCAGTGCCTGCTGGTAAGTTCATTACAAATGCACCGCCTGATGTATTTGCAAAATAACCTTCACCATTAGCTGCTGTAAATGTAGCTGTTTTAATACTTCCTGTCTGCCAATCGACAGTTCCCGTTCTACCAAAACCTGTCTGTGTTGCACCTGATGCTAAAGCAACGGTACCACCACAACGACCTAATGTAACTGCAGAGCCATCTACAACAATAGGATTACTTGCTCCTGATCCGATTGTAGTAGTTGTTCCACATTTTTTGATGATGTTTGAATCATCTGAAACTTTATTTATATTATCTACTTTAATTTTACTTGTCATAATTATTGAAATTTATACCTTATTATTACTATACCACTGCCACCACCACCTGAAG